ACTTAAGATAGAAGTTAATTCTGCTTCAGCGTCAATTGAGTGATAAGCATTCAAGTCTTGAGCGAACTCAGGAGTCCATTGTGCTTTCAATTTACGTGTTTTAGCAGCAACTGTGTCAGATCTTAATTGAACATTGATTTCTGGAATTGCTTGAGTAGATACGTTACCCGATCCTGCTGCTGGGAATGCATCTTCAAAGTCACCTCTATCATCTAAATTATCTGGGCCTAAGAAATAAGATCCATTAAGAGTAGTCATATCTACATCAGCAGTACCTGAAATTACAAATTCAATAGCTGAAGTAGCTGTATTTAATCTTGTAAATTGTGGGAATACTTTTTGTATTGTTGATCCTGAAGTAGTTATTGTGAATGATCTTATTGCTTCTAAATCTAAACCAGACATTGAACTTGTGTGTACTGATATTGTTTTAATTACTGATTTAGCACCTGCCGCACTTCCAAATTGACCAGCATAAGATGCTGAGAATTCAGTGTCCATGTTTAAAATACCACCAAAATCAGCTGATGATGAAGCGTGTTTACCAGATGCAATTGTAGCTGCTTCTGTTGTAGTCCAGGCCGATTGTGTTTGAGAGAATGCGAATTCTCCTGCACCATAAAGACCTTTATCGAAGTTACCGTCAGTTCTTTTAAGATCTGCAGTAGCACCATAAAGTGATTCTCCAGCATCTTTAAATGCACCTGCTGCTCCATATTGGAAGTCTAAATAAAAGATTAGACCTGCTGGTAAATTCATTGGTTGAACTGAAATTAAGTCCTTTGCAACGATTTCACCAAATACTCTTCTTACTAATGGAAGAGCTACACCCGCCCACGCTTCAGAATTACCAGCGCTAAAAGACGCGTCAGTACCTGTAGTGTTTGCTTCGTTTACAAGCTGTTTAGCTTGATTTTCTAATAACATTGACATGTTATTTCTTTCCGTAGAAGATTCAATTCCCTCTAATAAACCTGATCTATTCCATTTGCCTGCTAATTTAGCTGACTGCTCGGAAAGAACTTGGTAAGGGCTTGAACCTGCTAATAGGTTGTTTACTGTGTTCATTTTTTTTAATTTTTTTTAAAATGATTATTGATTAATTTTAATGTTTGCTAGTTTTTGCATTCTAGTCACCATATCATTTGATTCGTTAAGAACTGCTTTTCTTGGGGCTGTAGATGTACCTGCAGCTTTAGAAGCCATTCCTAAGTTTTCTCTGATTGATTTTTTAGGAGTCTGTTTAGTTTTTCTAGTTTTAGAAATACTAAATGAATCCTTAATTGTTTCATATATTAACTTAGATTCTTTAACGCTACTTGCTTTGTCTAAAGTTTCAACTACACGTAGTTTTTGTCCTTCAGATAAATCATTTGCTTTAAAAATTCTGTTAACATATAATAATTTAGAGTTAAGGAGATTTACTTCATTAAGTTCAGATTTAACTGTGTTTAGAGCTTTTCTTGATTCTCTAAGCTCGTCATATGCCATATCTTTTACTTCTTGAAGATAATCATTTTCTCTTACATCTTTTCCAATTCCCGCACCTGTATCTTTAGCTATTTTACCAAAAAATCCTAAGATTTTTGTAAGAGCATCGTATGCTTTAGGGTGTTTTTCTTGGAACGCTGGTTCTTCCATAGCTATTTGAATAGCAGATAATATACCTGCTGATCCAATTAATCCTGCTAATCCTGCCATTGCTGTAAAGATTTCTGGGCCTTCATTCATTATCTCATAATTTTCATGATATTCCATCCCACTTTCTTCCATGGTTTGGGTATCACAACCTTCACAAAATCCTTCATGTATAGTTTTTCCATTATCTAAATTATTGATTTCTTGAAGAAGTTTGTCAAGATCAAAATTTTCATTTAATTCTTCTTCTTCTTCCATCACGTCTTCACTATCATCTTCGTCTAATTCTAATTCGTTAAGAATTTCTTCCAAATCAATTTCCTCATCTAGATCACCTTCTACATCATCTCCTTCGTCGATATCCAATTCTTCTATGGTATCTTCGTCGTCCATACCCATCATTTCATCTAAATCTACCTCTTCCTCATCTTCCTCTTCGTTTAAAGATTGAGATAATTTTGCAGATAGCATAGATTGTAATTTTGGTGTAAAAGCTTCTTCTAATGCGGCCTTTGCATTTGCAAGAGCAACTTCACGAACTGCTTTAGCGTCAGCGATAGCTTCTTTTAAAATGTTTTTTGCCATTTTACTTTGGTTTTTTCTCTTTCGAGTCTCGTTAATATGTTGTACGGGAAATAAGGATATTAGGATCCTTAATAAGGTTATAAATAATCAGGGACGGCTTATTAGG